CCGCATTTGAACCACGCAAACCACAAAAACAATTCGGCAAAAAGAAAGGCAGAATCAAACGCAAAGCCATGTTCGCCAAACTTCGCACTGCTAGGTATTTAAAAGTGCGGTCAAATGGCAATGAGGTTTCAGTGGGGTTTAATGGGTCAAGTGCCACAATTGCAAACGTGCATCAATATGGCTTACAAGGCACGGTGAATAAAAACAAAGGTATCAAGGTGCAATATGCCCAGCGGGAGTTGCTGGGCTTTTCGGAAAGTGATATGGAATTGATTGAAAATTTGATACTAGAGCAACTGTCAATTTAGTTATGCGTTTGCGTTTTTATCAGGCAACGACATTACAACAAAACCAAAAATAACAGTAAGCAGTAAAGAAAGAATAAGGCTATCGGTGAGTAACCAAAGCAGAAAAACTAATGCGGTAATTGGGAAAAATGCCACTGTTGCCATACTGAAAATAGCCGAAACCATAGTCAAAGTTAAGCCGCCGACGAAAAACAGCATTAAGCAAATAATGAATAGTGCACCAATAATTGTCAGTATCATCGCCATAATGCCCTCCTTTGTTAGGTCGATTATCAAGCCAAACAGTAAAACTTGTCAATAAGAAGTGAGCAAATATGAATAATTTACAACTTACCGTTTTGTTAAACGCCATTGATAAAATGAGTGCGCCGATGAAAAACGCCTCCAAAAGCGTGAGTGCACTTTCTGAACAGTTAAAACAGAGCAAATCTGCTTTGAGAGATCTTGAAAAAGTACAAAATCAAATGGGGGCTTTTTCGCGCACAACAGAAAACATAAAGAAAAGCACAGAGGCTATCGACAAACACGCTAAAAAATTAGACAACTTGCGCAATAAAATTGCCAAGATGAAAAATGACCGCGTCGATTTAAAAGGCAAAATCAAAGAACATGAACTTTATCACGCGAGTTTGCTTGCAAAGGGAAATACGGTTTCTGCATTCGGTGTTCGATTAAAAATTGCCGACATGACCAAACAATATGAAAAATTAAAGGGAGAAATTGGTTCAACAAGGAAAAAAATCACTCAAGAAGATTCCGCTTGGAAAGCAAGTCGTCTAGAAAAAGCGCAACAATTACTTCAACTTCGTGATTTAAAAAGAAGACTCAAAGAAATTGGGGTTGATACTAAAAACTTTGCACAACATGAGGGAACATTAGCTGAAAAAATCAAGATGGCAAATACGGCGATTGAGAAACAAAAGTCTGCTCTTGAAAAAGCTAATCGCGCCAAAGCTAGGAATGATAAATATCAAGCTCAAGTATCATGGCTAAAAGATAAAAGTGACCGAATGGCTAATTTCGGTCAGAAAACAATGATTAGTGGGGTGGCAACTGCCGGATTATTAGCAAAGCCGACACAAGAATTTGCAGCTGCAGAACGTGCAGCCACAAATTTAAAAGTGGCAATGATGGATAAAGACGGCAAAGTCTCCGACAGTTATGAAAAAATCAATCAACTTGCGACCGAGTTGGGAAATAGATTGCCGGGCACAACCGCTGATTTTAAAGATTTAATGACCATGCTTATTCGTCAAGGGATGAGTGTTGAAACCATTCTTGGCGGCACCGGCGAAGCTGCGGCTTATTTATCCGTTCAGCTTGAAATGCCACCGAAACAAGCTGCTGAATTTGCCGCCAAAATGCAAGATGCCACACGCACCACAGAAAAAGACATGATGGATTTAATGGATGTCATCCAAAAGGGCTTTTATGCCGGCGTGGACCCGACCAATATGCTGGGTGCTTTCAAAAATCTTGGCTCTGCAATGGATACTATCAAAATTAAAGGCTTGGAAGGAGCGAAAGTACTTGCGCCATTTGTGGCAATGTTCGACCAAGCGGGAATGGACGGATCAGCATTAGGTAACGCTATGCGAAAAGTCCTGCAAAAAGGGATGAAGCACGGAGATATTAAAGCAAACTTAAACAAACTTAGAAAAAAAGGCATTTTAAAATCAAACATTGATCTTGATTTTACCAATGGCAAAGGGGAATTTGGCGGCTTTGATAAATTCTTTAGCGAGCTTGAGAAGGTAAAAAAACTCAACACATCTGAAAGAATAAAAGTGGTTGAAGGTATATTTGGTAATGATGCAGAAGTAACCCAAGTGCTTTATACCTTGCTTGAAAAAGGTAAAACCGGCTATGAAGAATTTGCCGCAAAAATGGAAAAGCAAGCAACCTTGCGTAAACGCGTGGATGAACAACTTCGCACACTATCTAACGTCTGGGAAGCGGCAACCGGTACCTTTACTAATTTACTCGTAGAAATCGGTTCAACTTATGCACCACAGCTCAAAGCTTTAATAGATGAATTTGGCGCTTTAGCTGAAAAAGCGATGAACTGGGTTAAGGCTAATCCGGAATTAGTCGGTAGTTTTGCCAAATGGATTGCTATTGGCGGTGCGACAATGATTGTAGTCGGTGGATTGTCTACTTTATTAAGCTATACACTGTATCCTGTGGCGCGTTTAGGTCTTGGATTTGCAAAATTAACCGGCATTAATACCCTCCTAGCAAAAAGTTTTAACAATACAACAAAAGCCGCTATTGCATCGAATAAGAGCTTATTTTCTTTCAGGGGATGGAAAACTATTTTTTCGTCAGCATCATCAGGTATCACGGGAATGCTTGGAAAAATGAGCAAGCTCTCTTTTTGGTTTAATTTACTGAAAAAAGGTATTAGCGGTTGGTTGTTTCCGGTAAGAATGGTTTTTGTCGGTTTAGGTTCCGCTATTTCCTTTCTGCTTTCCCCTATTGGTTTATTAGGTACGGCATTTGTTACTGCAGGTGTACTGATTTACAAAAACTGGGATAAAGTCAAAGCTTTCTTCGGAGGCTTCTGGGAAGGCTTAAAATCAGGTCTTGCACCGGTGATTGAAAAATTCAAACCGCTTGGCGACTTGTTAGGTGTGGTTGTAGGCTGGATTGAAAAAGCCGTGAAATGGTTCACCGACTTACTTTCTCCGGTGCAAAGTACACAGAAAGACCTAGATGCCGCGGCAAGCGCAGGCAAAAAATTCGGTGAATGGCTTGCCGCAGGCATTGATTTAGTCACCAAACCTTTACAATGGCTAATGGATAGCATCCAATGGGTGATAGACCACATGCCGAGCCTTGATAAGGTGGCAACTAGCATAGTTTCAAAAGAACATGCGGCAAACATTGAAAAAATTGCTAATTATTCGATGGACCCGGCGGGCGACTATACATCACCTCCGCCACGACCAAAATGGAGCGGCGGTTACGCCGGCAACGGTGGAAAATATGAACCGAAAGGTGTGTATCACGGAGGCGAATACATCATGACCAAGGAAACCACCTCACGCCTTGGCGTGCCGTTGCTTAACGCCTTAAACTACGGCAAAAACGCCTTATTGGCGACAGGATTGAGCATGAGCGTGGCAACTGCTGCGCCAATTCAGGTAGATAACCGACCACCGCTTGCTGCACATCCTGTCGTGGCACAATCCGTTGCACAACCCATGGCGGTGAACATCACCATCAACGCCGCACCGGGGCAAGATGAACGCACCATCGCCCGCATGGTTGCAAAAGAAATGCAACGCCTCCAAAACCAACAACAGGCAAGACAACGCAGCAGTATGCGTGACAGAGAGTAACAAAAGGGCGTAAGCCCTTTTTTGTTGAGTTTCTACTAAAATAGTTTTATATTCACTACGAAAAGTTGTATACTCCGCAAACTTTTTATTTATGGTGACTTATGACAAATCTATCATTAAACCCTATTTTTGAAGGCTTAATTCCTATTTTTAAGCAGTTGAAAACAGCGGCAATGTCGGCATTTCTAGTTTTTCCAGTTGCATTAAATGTTCAAGCGAAATCAGTGGAAACTAAGAGTGTGCAGATTTTTAGTGTTCAGAAAATCAAAATAAGCACGCAAGATGCGCAAGCATTTTATCAGTTTGCTGATAACGCAGTTGACCTTATTCAGGTGACTTCTGCATTTACTGACTTTGCTATTTCATTTGTACCACAGGCTTTTGAAGCTATTTCTATGAAAGAAATTTTGTTTTTAGAGGATAAAGCGAATGAGTACGATCTTTTGATTGCTGCTATCTTTGCTGACATGGCTCAATTTGATTTAACTCATCCTTTGTTTGTTTCAGAATTAAATAATTTAAGCAATAAAATGCATTACTTTTGCGATATGATGAAATCGGAGAAATATAAACAACAGTCAGATCAGGTAGTCTTGTCACGTTTGTATGGTGGCAAAGAAAGTGTTGGATACACTTTTAATAAAGCACATTCCTTTAATGATTTCAAAAGAGCTATGTTAGGTTGATATGTCTGAAATCATCATTGAATTATCAAAGAAGTTTAAAGAAGGGAGTTTAAATACTCCCTTTTTTAAAGATATACCTTATATGAATGATGATGAATTAGCTTTACTTTTTGATTTTATGAGATGTGTTTCAGATCATATTTTATTAAGAGGAAAGAACAAGCCCTCTTGGCAAGATGATAACCTAGACGATATTCCGAACACCCAATCCTATCAACAAAACAATATTTGGCATTATCATTGTGGTCCTTATGTTGAAAGCACAACATTTAGTCAAATGAGAGATTTAAAAATCAATCTAAATGGTGAAACTTCTGGACCAGTTATTCATTATCAAAAAATCACAGATAATCATATTTTGATTATTGCTTTTTCTCCAAATCATGAGCCATTCCCTCGACAGTGGGAACAACCAAATCCACTGATTGACCGTCCAGAATAAAGCAAGTCCACCGCGCTTGCTCTTTTGTTGCCCCCAATTCCACACCGCACACCTC